TTTCTGGCTTTCGTAATAAAGCATTCAACTTTTTAGGCTGTAGAATTCCTTTTTCATTTAAAGCAGATTCTACCAATGCATTAAACTCGTCTAAATGTCTTAATTGCTTAAAATTAGAATTTGATTTTCTAAAAAAACTTTTAAACAAACTTGTAGCTTTTGGGTGTTTATCGATTTCCTTTGCAATTGCATCATTAACTGATTGATATATCTCTAATGACTGAGGTTGAGAAATGTCTTTTTTAGCAGCCTCTATTAAAGCTCCTGATGCTTTATTATTAGACCTATATTGCCCGATTAATTCCTTCATTGACAAGTCACCCTGTCTTAAATCATTTATTAAATTTTCGCCTAATTTTATTGCCTTTTTTTCAGTAGGAGATGGAGTCCTAGCCTTTGAAAATTTATCTATTTTTGAATTAATTACGTCGATTATTGAGTCAGGTTTTACATTGCCCTTTATACCTTCAGCATCTTGCGATACCTTTTTAAGCATTTTTGTTGTTATTGACTCTAATTGTTTCCCGGATTCTATCTCTTTTACTATAGGAATTTTAGCTCTTTTTATAGATTGAAGTGCAGCTTCACCCTGTTTAATTAAAATCTTTTGAATTTTTTCTACTTTCCCTGGAAAAACAGTTGGTTTTAATATTTTTGATAGCTTTCTTCCTTCTTTAGCAATTCTAGGTAACTTCATTGCTTCTTCAGCAGCCTTTTTAGCAATCTTTCCTGGGATCTTAACTTTTCCACCTGGTATAGGAAGAGCCAATTGAACACCAGTCTCTAGTTGCTCCGCAGCTTTTCTTTCTTTCGTGGTTAAACCGGTTCGGTCTCCTCTTATTGCACTAGCCGGTGATACTGCTGCTCCAACAATTCTTCTTGGGTCTTGTGCAGAGGGAGAAATATTTTCAAGTAAATCACTTAATGCCGCAAGTGGAATTCTTAGTAATTCAGACGGTCTTTTTTTTATTAAAGATCCGACACCTCGAGATTCAGCAGTTCCACGCACTAGATCTAAAAGGCCGCCCTTAAGTTCTGAAAAACTATCCGCTGCTTCTGGTTGGCTGGGTTGAAGGTCAGATTCTTCATATTCACCTGAATCTATTATTTCACCAAATTGAGGAAAATCTTTATTTTCATCTTCTATTATTTCACCGAACTGTGGAAAGCTTTGACTTGTCATTGCACTAATTTATACCCCGCTTTTTGAGCCTTAATTGCATCACGCTTTGAAACTTTTCTTTGCGCTCCAGCCGGATCTATCATCTTAACAAACCCACTAGGGAGACTTGGTTTAAATTCGTCAGGTTTACCCTTTAATTCTTCTTTTCCAATATCAAATATAGTATCTAAAGCTTTTAGTTTGCTTTTAATCGTTACAGTTCTTTCCCAAGGTTTTGGCAGCTTTGCAACAATTTTCTTATAATGACCTTCGCTTAAACTCCCTCTATTAAGCTCCTTTATTAGAATAGATTCAAAAACTGCATTCAATGTATTCATTTCTGCCCAGGCTGCCGATGTCTTTTCGGTTGCCCGCGATGGAACTGTCCCCAACCCCACCATTTCTTTGTCAGTCATTTCAGCTATTCTATCTCTAGCCTTAACTAATTTATCTTTCTCTTTTACTTCTGCTAGATTCTTTTTTTCTAATTCTCTTTTGTTTAAAAGATTTTCATAAGACTTTTGCAATTGAGTGGCCATTTGAGGGTTTTCATTAGCAAGCTTCAACATAAATTGCGGATTAGTCGCTAACTCTTCTAATCTATTATCTTGCGATTGTGTGGCTGGAATTCCACTTGTATTATCCGCTACCTGAGACCCTGATATACTATCAATAAGAGACTGCTGTTGCTTTCTCTTTTGCCTTTGCGGGAGTTGCGATATTACGCTCTGCATTCCTGTCTGAACCCCTGCACCTAATCCTCCACCTAATAACTCACCTAGACTAGGTGTTTGTGGAATTATCTGTACCATTTTATCCTCCTTTTATAATAAGAATGGCAACAATGCTGCTGCTTGCCCTATACCACCAGCCATTTCCCCTAAAAACCCTTTTGTCCCTGGGCGAAATAGATTCTCAAATGATTGTGCACCTAAGCCCTGTCCCATTAATCCTGATAATTGACCAAGTCCCTGCTGTTGAAGTCCGCCTCGCATCGCCCCTAACCTCTCAGACAATCCGGCTCCCGCTTGCCCAAGTGCCTGTTGAAAGCCACTAGAACTTTGCGAACCAGCCCCTAAGCCGCTAAATCTCTCCGCTAGCCCAGGAATAGTCTGTTCATTAAATTGACGCATCAATGGCGCTTCAAATGAAGAAGTGTCACCGCTTAATAAACTCTGTAAACTATTGAGACCAGCTCCCATTGCACCACCGCCTTGTGGACCTTGTCCTGTAAGTCCTGAAAGCAATTGAGAGAGTAAGTCCTGTTGTCCCTGATTCATCGTCGAAAGTTGCTGAGTAGCTTCTGGTTTGCCGAAAAAAAATTCTTTAATTTTTGAAACAGCTTCAGGATTTTTCTCAGCAAGCTGTAATATTGGTGACATTTTAGTTAACATATCAGTTAAACTTGATGAACTCATTATTCTCTCCTAATTTATTCTTTTTAAGTAAAGTATTTCCTTTGTTTTAAAGCAACGGGTTATTTCACTGCTTCAAAAATTCGATCACAATTGTCCCAGAAACAATATTAGGCGCTGTTCCGCCATTAGTAATAATTATATTAGCTCCATTACGTAATATAGAAATCTGGTTTGTAAATAACACTGTGTCGACATAAGGAATGGGTCTGTCATCAGGAAAATCAGTAATGCAATTTCCATATAAATGAGTTATTTCAGTAATGCCATTTATCCCATGTGGTATATTCAAAAAAGCACCAGCAGCTATCGCCCCAAAAGAAAAAACCTTCCTGAAAACACTTCTGTATTTTTGCGAATCCCCTGTAACAAAATATTTCTGGTTATTTAATATCTCTAACTCTAAAGGATAAAACGCTCTCTCTTTATCATTAACCTTTTGCGCTACTTTTCTATAAAGATTAGTCCATTGTTCTCTATATGCCTCCCAATCTTCTGCAAAACTTACATTTTCAGGAAGGGATGGCTCTAATGAATTAGGAGGAGAAAATGTCATATCCTACCTGTCTTTTGTACTTCTAAATTCATCCCATGTAACTGGAAATCTGAGGTGGGATTGCCCTGTGTCATCTGATAAGCTGTCATTGTGAATTCAAGTTGGATAAAATCACTCGTAAGATTGGCATAAAAACGAGTCCAATGTTTCTCTGAACTTATGTTTCGTAAATCTTCGCTCGTCCCACTTAATGCTGTTAAAAGGAGAGCAGAGTCTTGTTCTCCGAAAATATTAATCGTGAAATTACCAGCAGTTGTTTTTAAGAATGCATCAAAATAGTTTAGTCGGAATGCATCACTCTCTTGGATAAATGGGGCAAATCTTTTTGTTAGGATTCTAAAATTATCTATAACACTTACTTGCCCAGACCCTTGATAAGCGGCTCCAAATCCAGCAAGCGGCACACCTGTTAACAACCCATCAACAGCTACATTCCATAATGAAAAAGTATTGTTACCTAATACATTTACAGAAAAGGTTTTAAAGTTAAGAACATTATAACTATAACTTGCGTTAATGGCTGCATCTGCTCCCAATGCTGCAAAATTAACTGTGAAGGTTGCCGATTTATAATCAATTATTGAAGCGCCAGTTCCTCCAGTCATTGTTCCATCTCCAAGATCAGTAAACGTGTTTGCCCCGATAGTTACAACTACCGTTGCAGGGAAAATACCTCGATTATCTAAAGTTCCTGAAAAGACTATGCTTCCAGCAAGAGCCGTATCTACAGCCTCCCCAATTACTGCAACCTCAAACCCAGTTGTATTAGTTATTTTTACAAATTGCCCTGTGTGTAAATTATGATTTGTCACATTACATACCGGTGGCGTTGCATTTGTAATCGAATCAGGAATAGCTATGGTTGTTAATAAATCCATGCTGATTTCATTTTCTACATTCCCAGTACTAAGATTTAAAACAAAACCTACTTGGTTTCCTGCTACTATATCAGGGAAGAAGCTTTGCCCGACAGGCGAACCCCAAGGGACATTCCAGTCTTTCCATGTCGCATATGGAAGTGTTGCCCATGTATAGTCAACTGAAAATTGCATCGTTCCAAAAGCTGTAAAAGAATTATTATATATAGAATACGAGCCTTCTTCATGATTTAAAGCTAATACTTTATCAGGAAAGGTTTTATTCGGATTATCATTTGGAAAAGTCCAATAAACCATTTGTTTGTAAAAATCTCTGATCCCATGGACTCTTGTCGCTCCCTCATTATCGTTGTGAAAGTTGAATACTTCATCGGGTATGCGTTGGTCTATTCTCTCTACTGCAATACTATTTGATGTGATGATCGCCTTGTCACCTACAGCTAATATACCTTTATCAAACTGAACAGGACTAAATGTGCTTTCTGCTCCCAACTCTTCGTTAATTCTTTCCCAAACTAATGGTATTAACTCCTCTCCTGTATATCTTAATTGCCATGTGGATCTTTCGAAAAATACTACTAATGAATCTTTTATAAATGCTACAGAAACAATTGATTCATTGGTCGGGGCATCTACATAACCACCTCTTCCTACATCTTCAGTCCAGGAATAGCCAGGGTTAGGAATTCCAGCAATATAAGTGTTTGTGTTTGAATAAAATGGAGTCCCGTTTTGGCTCCATCTAGCCCTTTGCCGATGGACAGTGTTACCACCTAAAAATGATCCCTCAATCGTGTTGAATGCTATTAATCGGTTCTTAAAGGGGACAACTATTAATGCTGCTTTTAAATACTCAGGGATAGCCGTCGATTGTAATGGTGGAGCGAAATTTCTCCAGCCCGTGCCAACTCCAAATCCATCATAATAACGGATGCCATCACCAGTAATTGTTTGGGTAATAGCGAACGCTATTCCACCCGCACCATATACAAGTCCTACTGTATTAATATTTACTGTTATTGAAACACCAGCTACTATAGGTAATTGTACTGTTCCTGTAAGGCCATTTATCTGTGACATTGTTCCTGTTACTTCGTTAATAAAAACAACATCTCCAACAATAAACGCATGACCTATAACTGTTATAACTGCAGTAGCTGCGGCAGTAACACCTGTAATTTGAAGCCCATGATTGCCTAATACATTGTTTGTTTCCCATAAAACATTGGAATAATTTGTTGTCCAAAAGAAATTGTTATTCGTTCCCGTCCAATTAACCGCAGGTTGAACTCCTGCCTTTGCATAAAAGGAAACATCGCGGAACCAACCAGTCCCAGAATTGTAATCATAAGAATAATCTGTATCAAAAACTAATATATCTTCTCGATTAATGGCTGCTTGCTCATAAGTGCTAAGACCCATAACAGGTAGCCTGCTTACGGTTAATGCTGCTGTTAACCAAACATTAACTATGCCTATAACTGGATCAAAGTTTAATGTAATCGCTCCCGTTTCATAATCTATAGTCCCATAATTAGAATTAACAACAGCTGTCGAAAGTGTCCCTATTCCATTATAAATAGGATTAGGCCTTCCTGAAGCAGCGACTTGATAATCTGTGAAAACTAAGGCTCCTACTGTAATAGTAACCGTTCCCGGGGAGATTGGAAGATGTGCGCCTGGAATGTTGCCAGCAAATACTGCTCCTGGGGCTATCGTTGTTCCTATAAAATCAGGTATCTTCGCTATCTGCCTGTGAAGCCTTCCAATAAAACTATAACCCTCTTTCTTCTTAACCCTTCCCCTCCATACATAAGCATCAGATAAGGTGGGAAAAGCTTCATTAGACAAAAGCCAAGGTTCAATATTTCTCTGAAGGCCTGTCTCATATGGTCCAATGAATAACTTCGTCATTATGCTATTTCTCCTAATACGATTATCGAACATGCGCAATTTGCCAACGCTCCACCAGTCTGTCTCGTTTCAATATCAAAGCCACCTACTGCCATATTTTGGCAAAATACCTCTGGAAAACCAATTTGGTTAGCTTGGACTATTGCTAGATAATTAGCGTCCATTAAGTTATTTGTGAAAGTAACAGTGTATTGCCCAGGATTCAAAGGATTAAATGCGATTGCTGCTATATTAAAACTATTACCAAGAATATTTCCTACAGCATCAAATCTTACATACGCCCCTGTAAAGGAGGTTAAAGGGACTTCTATCCCGCCTGCTTCCCTTTGATAATATAACTGTTGTCGTGCTGCTGCTGTATTACTAACATATACCGACCCTTCATCCGCTGCATTTCCCGGAGGAGCTGGGAAAACTCCTGTAGATCTATAAGTTGATTGATTATGTTTCCCCCCATTCACTGCATTAAAAGCTAAATGGTCTACAGCAAAAACTGTGTTAAGAGCTGTAAAATTTGCTAAAATTTCTGACTGAGATTGTGACGGTACTTCTCCCTCTTGGGGAATATCCGGATTATATGCCATGAAAGACTCCTTTTTATTTCTGCCTGTTTCTTATCTTACCCAATTATAAATACTGCTGTTATATCCATCAAATATTGTGCCCACTCTTTGCGTGGATAACTGTTTTAACGTCTTTCTTCCTGCTAGTGTTCTTTGTTCGTCAAAAAGTGGATATAACTTCTGATAGCTTTCTAGGTCTAAATTGTCTGTGAAGATTTTTAATGCCGCTCCCATTGCTATTAAATTCCACCATTGCCTTACCTCTGGCTGATCTCCCGCTTCAAGCTCTTCGGGGCTATATTCCACGGTACACGATATCTCATATGAAATATCCGGCACTGGGTAGAAAACTAATATCTTGTTTATGTAAAGAACCGCTTCCGGCTTTGCTAGTACTACCCTTAAACTTTGAACTGTAATGTCATTTCCAATCGGTATAATACTTGTCCATGTAAGTCCGGCTACTGCCCCTGTCGTTAAATCTATTGTTCCTCCTGCTGCAACATCTCCTGTAATTATCCCCGCTGTATTAACTCCAGCCGTTACCGTGTCTCCCGCTGCGTCTACCGCTGACATATAAAAACTATCTGCAAATATCGGTGTGTTTGTTAGCGTTCCTGCATACGGCCCTGCTATTCCCGTTCCTGTAGTTAATGTCTGTACTGTTAGTGTTGAAGGGAAATAATTCAAGAATGATCTGATATCCTGCATGAATTCCACCTCTTCCCCGCCTACGTAGAATGGAGGTTCAAGATTGACGTATTTGTTGTAGTCAACTAAATATGATTCTTCCCCTGCTATTAGAACCCTTTCTCCCCCAGGTGTCGTTGCCACTATTGGACTTACATTTGTCTCTAAATCCCATAGTGTTATTTCCTCATTCATGTCATAAACATAAAAATCATTGATGTAATCATCCAATTCAGCATTCGTTATCTGATTTGTGGATGGTCTCCCGGTTATCTTCCTTACTTTTGCTCTAATCTGCTCTAGCGTGCCTGTAACTGCCATTTCTTCCTCCTATGTAGCTACATTGTCCATTGCTGCTGAAGACGGCGTACAATGCGCCTCCGTGCCTACCCCAGGTATTACAAATGCGTCGACCCTCTGTGTGTCAAGATCGCATGTGAATGTCGTAGCCCCTGTAACTATTATTCTTGTTTCTATATAATCTAAATGCATCCCATATGTGACCGGAACCACCAACATTATAACATCATAACTATTGTATTCATGATCTGTGGCTGTCGTAACTGCTGCTTCTACTGCATTTGTTATTGCCACTATTATATGTCGCTTAGGTTCAAAATCAGCACTTTTCATTACATGAATTCCGTTGATAGAAATTGGTATCTTATTCTTGACTTCCCAAATCCTTTTATTTTTCTTCCATCTACATCTACTATATGGGCATGTCTTTTTTCTTGAGTTTCAACATTTATATGCTTTGCTACCCCATAAGGAATCGTATATGTCTTTCCATCTACTAATGTATATGTCTTATACGAGTCTTCTTTGTATTTTTTATATGTAAAAGTAAAATCGCCTCCTTCTGCTTCTACATTCTTAAAGACCCCTTTAACCATTTTAGA